AAGTACAGGAAGAAGTACAAGAAAAAGTACAGGAAGAACCTGTTCAGGAAATAGAAGAAGAGCCTGTTCAAGAAGAACAGCCTAAAGAACTTGAAGGTATAGAGACTAAGGGTGCTGAGAAAAGAATTAGACAATTAGTTCGTCAGCGCAAAGAACGTGAAGAACAAATACAAGAACTTATAAAACAGAACGAAGAGCTTCAAAATAATTTAAAAGTTAAAGATAATGAAGTTGACAACATCGCAACCAGAAGTCTGGATGCAAATGAAAGGCAGTTAACTCAGAATATCGACCTTGCCCGACAAGCTTATATGGAAGCCTTTGAAGATGGAGATAAAGAAAAAGTTCTTAAAGCTCAAGAAATTTTAAACAATGCTCAAGCAGATTTAAAAACGGTTCAAAACTATAAGAATAACCTTGCCACTAAATTAAAACAAAAAGAAGAACAAGTAGCAGCTACTCCACAGCCTGTACAATCACAGCAACCTAGCTATGATCCTAAAGCAAATGAGTGGGCCGAAAGAAATCAGTGGTTTGGACAAGACACAGTTAAAACAGCAGCCGCTCTTGCGCTGGATGCAGAATTAAAAGAACAAGGATATGATCCAAATGATGAAGAATTTTACGAAGAAATTGACCGCCGCCTTCAAACGGCCTTTGGTCAAGCTTCAAACCGTGTGCAGGAAACTGAGGAACAAAATAACTCAGGCACGACGCAACCTGCTCAAGTGGTATCGGGGGCTTCACGCTCGTCTCCGTCCTCTGGCAAAAAAGTCAAACTCTCAAAAGAAGACGTAAGGTTGGCTAATAAATGGGGTATCCCACTTGAAAAGTATGCCGTTGAAAAAATGAAGGCAACTTCTGCCGATGGCGAATATACTAACGTAAACATGTAAGCGTGGAGGAAAGAATATGACACGAAATGAATCACGTACTGAGACTACAAGAGAACAGAATATGAGAGAAGAAAACTGGACCTTTGAAGAGCCTAATGCCCTTGACATTCCAGAAAGTGTGCAAGCACGTTTTGATAATGAAGGCATGTCGCTACGTTGGATACGAGTCTCCCTTAAAGGTCAGGATGACATCACAAATGTTGGCAAGAAATTGCAAGCAGGGTGGGTGTTTGTAACTCCTGATGAAGTTCCCGAAATGTCTTTGACATCCTTCGTGAGGGATGAAGGCAGGTATCAAGGCTCCGTTTGTCGTGGAGATGTGGCCTTGGTTAAAATGCCAGCCGGTAAAGTGAATGCTCGTAGGAAGTTTTATGAAGGTAAAGCAAATGATCAGATGGATGCCGTCAACTCTCAGTTGATGAAAAACTCTGATTCACGTTTCCCCATTTCTAATACGAGTCGTTCGGTAACAACACGGGGAAGGCAACCATCCTTTCAGGATTAACCTCCCCATAACTAAGGAGATGAAACATGTCTACTACTAAAGCATTTCGTGGTTTCATTCCTGCTCGTAAAAAAGGCGGTGGCTACAATAACGAAGCCGTCACGGACATGATTACGCTGACCTCAACGGGTCAGGCTCAATCGCCGTCCAATAGCATTTTCACAGGTGATCCGGTTGTTCTTCCGGGTGCAAACTTTGCAACGATCTCACCGTACATTGCTGCTACTCTGAAAGCCTCTGGTGTTTTCATGGGCTGTCAGTATGTTGAAAATGGCGAACAGAAATTCTCCCGGTATTGGCCGGGTGGAGTATCAGCCACGGACATTAAATTCTTTGTAATCACTGATCCTGATCAGACGTATTACATTCAGGCTTCTCTATCGCTTTCAGCGGCAGAGCTTGCCATTGTCAAAAACTACAATGTAACCGTAAGCTCCACAGCTTCTTCCGGTAGCACAACCACAGGTCAGTCCAGTTACTACCTTGATGGTGCGTCCGGTACGGAAGCGACTGCTGCTGTACGTGTTATTGGTAAAGCTCAGTATCCTGATGAAAAGGATTCGGATGCTTATCCGATTGTGGAAGTATGGATCAACCAACATCGTGATCGTTATGTAACGGCCACGGCGTCAACGGCTTAATAGGGAGGATTTATTATGGCTATTAATAGAGCTAGTATTAGCAAAGAACTCCTTCCCGGTCTTAACGCCGTTTTCGGAATGGAGTATGGAGAGGTCAATAATGAGCATGAACCTCTTTATGAAGTAGAAAATTCTGATCGTGCCTTTGAAGAAGAAGTCCTCTTCACTGGTTTCGGCACTGCCCCCACCAAAGGTGAAGGCGCTGCTGTTTCTTATGATGACGCACAGGAAAGCTACACGGCCCGTTACACAGCGGAAACCGTTGCTCTTGCCTTTGCTGTCACTGAAGAAGCGATGGAAGATAATCTTTATGACACGTTCGCTAAACTACGTGCAAAAGGTCTTGCCCGTGCAATGGCGAACACCAAGCAGGTAAAAGGCGCAAACATCTTTAACAATGGTTTCTCTGATACTATTGGTGATGGTGCTGCGTTCTTCTCTGCTGCTCACCCAACGATTTCTGATGGTAATCAGTCCAACCTTTTGGCTGCGTCTGATCTGTCGGAAGCAACTCTTGAAACCGCTCTTACGTCGATTCAGAAGATCAAGGATGATCGTGGTATTCTGGTCGGTGCAAGTGCCGTTTCTCTGCATATCCCAGTTGATTACTGGGCGGTTGCGGATCGTGTTCTGTCTAGCCCCGGTAACACTCAGACGAGTGCTGCTGATGCGAACCCGAATACGAACGCCATCAATGCAACCCGTCACATGGGTATGGTTCCTGAAGGTTACTTCATTAACCGTCGCCTTACTGACACGGATGCATGGTTTGTTAAAACGGATGTTCCGAATGGCACGAAGATGTTCGTTCGGTCGCCGCTTCAGACCAAGATGGAACCGGATTTCGATACCGGAAACCTGCGATTCAAAGCACGGGAGCGTTATAGCTTCGGTGTTTCTGATTGGCGTGGTTTCTTCGGAAGTGCTGGTTAATCAGTAAATGAGGGAGGGTAGCTTCGGCTACTCTCTCTTCATTCTCAAGGGAGAAAAATATGACTACAAATATTAAAGTTGCAATAGCTACTGGCGATGCAGTTCTGAAATATGTGGACGACGATACAACTGTAGGAAGTAATGGTACTGCTGATGGTAACATTCCCAGTACTACTCGTATCATGGCTATTCATGCTTTAGCAACAGCGGCTGGTTCATATTCTATTAAAGGTCAACGTCAGATTACAAACAAGACTGCTGAAGGTACAGCTATTAAGTTTCAGGTAGCAGCCAATGAAGCCAGTGATATTTATATCGGAGATATGGGTGTTGCGGTATTTGGTGTGGTCAGTGTTTCTGGTCCTACCGATGGTTGTGTTCTAACTGCTATGCTTGGCTAGTTATGCCTAACTATGCTTATCTGAAGACAGACCTGATTAATACAACGGAGAATGACTCTACGGAGTTTTCAACGCAGGTATCTGCCTTTGTTAAAAAAACAGAATTTAGACTTGTTAAAGACCTAGATGATGTAGGTCTTAATGAGTACAATAATGTCTCAGTCTCTGGCGGCAACGCAGGGGCTGTATCTTTAAATGATAGAGCTTTAGTTGTTCGTAATGTTAATTTTGTTGTGAGCAACGGCACCTCTGTTACTAATCTCTTGCAGAGAACAACAGAGTATGTAAATGATTACTGGCCTGTAAGTGCTTCCACCGGAAATCCCCGGTACTATACACGTAAAAACAATTCAAGTATTAAGATTGTTCCTACCCCAGTTTCTGTACTTACAGTAGAAATAGAATCACAATCACAACCGCTTGCCCTTGCTTCCGCTACGGGAACTAGCGTGACAACTTCAAACTATTTTAGTGAATATTGCTATGATGCTCTCTTTGCCGGATGTATGGTAGAAGCAACTATGTACATGAAAGATTGGCAGACTCTTCCTGTCTGGCAACAGCAGTATCAGATTGCAATAGATCAACTTAGAAATCAAGCACGGCGTACTAGACAGGATGATATGGCAGTTGCTGGCTCTCCTGCTGGTGGACCTAATACAATCACACAAGCAGGATCATAAGGAGCAAACTAATGTCTAAGAAAAAAATGAGGCAACCTACTCCAAAAGAATTGAAAAAAGGTAAGATTGCTGGTACAGCTTTTGGTGGACAAAGGGCTTTAACACCGGGTGATAAAGAAGGTGAAATGATATATAGTCGCCCTGATTATTCTACAGGTAAAACAAGAGTTCAAGTTACATCTGGTGTTAAGGGTGGTCGAGGAACAAAAAATCCTCCCAGAGTAAAACCAACACCAAGTAAGGGTCAAATACACTCTGCTGCAAATAAAGAAAAGATAGATAAAGCTGCAAAGGCTGCTGACAAAAGATCAGCTGAAGCTAATAAATATAATCCAACTAAAGAAGAAATGGTTGGATCAAAAAACAAGCGTCCAGCAACTTTTGGTGAAATAGGAAAGAGACAGAAAAAAGAAAAAGATATAGATAAGGGTTTTGAAACTATAGCTATTAAAACTGGTGGTAATGTTCATAAAAAATATAAAAGTACCGTTAAAAAAATTAAAGGAACTCCTGCTGAAGAACGAAGAAGCAACAAACAACAAAAAATGATGGGAATGCCCGAAGAGGGAGATTATGTTCCTATTATTGAAGCTCCAAAGGGACCAATTAAAACTCGTGCGCCGGGAAGAGGTAAAGAAGACCCATCTCCAACAGAACGAGGGTCTAAACTTTTAAAGAGTTTAAAAAGAAAAAAAGGCGGATCTACTGCTGTAAAAAATAAGAAAAAATCTCAAAATAAAGGCACAGGCATTCCAAAGTCTATGCCAAATAATAAAAGAAAATTAATAGAACAACAAGAAGATTATGCCACTATGGGTGATAGAGGTCTAGTTTCTAATATTTTAGGTTTTTCTCCTATAGGTGAGATAGGCAGAGGAATTAGTAATCTTATTTCTGATGATAAAGGAGAACTAGAAAAAATAAGAAAAGAAAGTTCTGAGAAAGCCACATCTGATTTAGATACTGGTTTTAAAGGTATGGCCGCTCCGTATCAACCGTCTGACTTTGAAAAGAAAAGTGGAGGCGGTAAAGTATATAATAAAAAGCATGGCGGTAAAACTATTACATCCAAGATGTCTGGACAAGACGTTGTAAACGCTTGCTATGACTAATCGCTCCAGTATTAGGAAACAAGTTACTCGCCCCGGTAAGAAAAAAGTTAAAAAAGTACTGGGCGAATATAAAAAGGGCAAACTTAAAAGTAGCTCTGGTGGAAAAGTTAAAAATCGTAAACAAGCCATAGCTATCGCACTTAGCGAAGCAAGACGCAAAAAACGTAAAAGGAGAAAATAAATGCCGGGACCACATACACTAATCAAACGGCCCCATAACCTTGATGAGATCGTAGGTCGTCCTACTGGACAGGGCTATGGTGCTGCACGTAAAGGACCACAAGTAAAAGGACCACCTCAAGACGTTGTAGTTGATGAAGACTATACGCAAGGTAAAGCTTTTAAAATAGAAGACTAATTATGGCTCCTCCTAAAAAATTAAAACCATTAGTATTAAGTCCAGAAGAAAAGGCTTTTATTGCTGCTACTGCATATGGAGAAACGGGTCATCTACCTGAATCTCGAAGAGGGTTGGCTATTAGTGATAAGGGTGCTAGAGGAGTACTGCAAATAATGCCCGGAACATTTAAGGAAATAATGGGTAGTATGGATGGTTGGGATGATCCTAAAAAATTAGAAGAAGCTGGAATTAGATATGCTGTGCAACAGTTTAGAGATTTTAAAGGTGATCCTACCCGTGCAGCAGGAGCTTATGTGAGGGGTCCAACAGCAGAAAGCGAAAATAGGCCGTACCCCGGACCAAGAACAAAAAGCTATATTCCAAAAGTTGCGGCAGAATATAAAAGATTATTATCAAAAATGAGAGAACAGCAAATGGCAAATACAAGTGGTTTTTTAAAGATGAATCCTAAAGAACGTAGAATCAGGGTTCGTCGGGCAAATCGGGCTATTCAAATGGCTAAATCAGTTGGGATGAAACCCAATGCCGCTGATTTAAATATATTAAAGATGGCAAGTCAAGCTGATAAGGGTCCAATTACCGAACAAGAAATGCGAAGCGATAGGAGTAAGGCTGTTAAAGGAGCTATAGGCGCTGCTACTGTTGTTCCCGGTTTGGGACTTGCAGCAAAAGGTATTACATCGGGAGTAAAAGCAGTTAGAGGTGCCAGAGCAGCATCTGCCGCAGCTAGGAAAATTGCTCAACAAAAAGCTAAAAAAGCTGCTGCTGCAAAAGCTAAAAGAGAAGCCGCTAGAAAAGCTAAAGAAGCTCGAGAAAAAGCAAATGCAGCTAGAAAAGCCCGTGAAGCTCAAGGAAGAACTTCTGCTGGTGGAACAGTAGATGATCTTGTAGCAGCGGAAGCAGCTAAAGCGGCTGCAAGAGCAGCTAGGAAGAAAGCTGCTGATGCGGCAAGAAAGAAAGCTGCTGATGCGGCAAGAAAGAAAGCTGCTCAACAGAAAAAATTAGAAGCGCAAAGAGCAGCTAGAGAAGCCCGTGAAGCTCAAGGAAGAACTTCTGCTGGTGGAACAGTAGATGATCTTGTAGCGGCAGAAGCAGCTAGAACGGCTGCAAGAGCAGCAAGCAGGAGAGCAGCTAAACCTAAAACACCGCCTAAAAAACCGCCTAAAACACCGCCTAAAAAACCGCCTAAAACACCGCCTAAAATACCACCTAAAACACCGAAAATATCTCCAGCGAAGGCAGGTAAGTATGCTCTGGGAGCTGCGGGTTTAGGACTTGGTACTGGATATGGTCTTGCACAATTTTTCGATAGCCCTACAGATAAAAAGGAAAAGTCAATGATTAAAGCTCAACCTCCTGCAATGATGTTTGATTCTAATCTACAGAAAAAGAAAAAAGTTAAGAAAGTTAACAAAGGTAAGAAAAAAAGTAGACGTTCTTTTTCTACAGCTGATGTTGTTGTTTCTCCTGATGTTAAAATGAGTAGAGAGCGGGGAAATGTAGAGAGGCTATCAAAAGTTGATTCTCCTGATGATAGAATGAGAAGAGAACGGGGGAATGTAGAGAGGCTATCAAGAACACCAGCAGAATTAGACCTTATTCCTAAAGGTGCTACAAGACCACAACCCAGAGGAAGTGAGACGCCTGTGGCTACAGCATCACGTTCTAAACCTGCTAAAAAATCTATTATTGACTTTATGTTTGATAAAGATAATTTAGGTCAGAAAAAATCAAAGCCGGGAGAAGTTAGTCTTTTTGGTTATGATATAGATGTAGATACTACTGATGAAGGCATGGATTTAGATCCTGATAAGTTCATTGATACTAAACATGGTGGCAAAGTTATGAAACGTAAGAAGAGTAGCAAGACTAAAAAGAAAGCTCCTCGTAAACGTGCAGCACTAAGAGGTCATCGGGCTGAACTTAGGGGAGGTTAATATGTCTTCAGATAAAATTGCACAGCAAAAAAAAGAAGACGCAGCTACAGCAGAACGTATTGCTAACTTAAAGGGAATTGCCGGTGACAAGCCTACAAAAATTTCCACTACACGTCCACGTTCAAAGAAAAAATCAAAAAATTCTGCTGCTGCTGCTTTAAAAAGCCTTGGTAATATTTTCAAAAAAGATAATACTGATACTGATTTCGTTGATCCCGGTATTTCAGGTGCTTATGATATGCCGGGAGTATATGATTTTACTGATAATATAGTTGGTGGGTGGAAAAAGGGTGGTCGTATTAAAAAGTCTAAAATAAAAAAACGTGCTGCTCTTCGGGGACAACGATCTGAATTAAGAGGATCATAATATGGCTAAAAGTGTTTTTGATGATGAAGACAAAGAAGAAGATGAAGA